TGATCGGTAATATTAATACCTGTGATGACACCTTGAGATATAGTTGCCTCTGCTTTAGCACCAATACCTCCACCACCAGAGATAAGAACAAATGGTGCTTCCTGATAGAACTCACCAGGATCTACAATATTGACCGATGTAACTTTACCAAGTGTATCAATCTCAGCAGCACCTTGTGCACCCTGTCCACCACCACCTTCAAAGATAAGTGTTGGAGGTGTTGCATAACTTCTACCTTGATTGAGTAGAGACAAACCAGTAACAGTTTGAACAACAGGAGTACCTATTGCACCAGTTCCTTGTCCTCCTAAAATTTTTGCTTTTGCAGGACCAAAATAATTATCACCTTTCTTAGTCATCTTGATATAAGAGACTGATCCATCATTTGCTAATACCACATCTCCAGTTGCTAATGTTGGGAAAGTATCAGGTTGTTGAGGAACAGGATCTCCTTCAAATAAAGGTGCACCATAGTAACGAGGACCAATAGCATATGGGAAGGTTGGATTTCCACTACCGTCTTCGGTCATAAAGTAAGCATAAGTTCCATTAGGATACTCTGGTGTTACAGCGAACTTACCATTGTATTCATCAAGGGTTCCTACACTAGCATCGTAAATATAATCAGAAGTCAGATCTCCTAAGATATAACCATCATTAACTAATCTGAGTCCATACCCAGAGTTGATGTAAGAGAACAGATATAACACACCAGGTGCATCTACAGGAACTGTAAATCTTATTTCTCTAGTGGTAGCACCATTGAATCCACTGAGATATTGTTGATATGTAACGCTCGATCCATCAATCCAGTACGAGATACCGTTCCCAGAATAGAGAACTGAAGTATCACCAACAACAACAGGATTGTTGCTGTGCCAACCATCCGTCTGAGTAGATATGAGGATATGATTCGAGCTGTCATTCGTTGAGTCATTTTGATTGAAAATGTAAGTTTTTCCTCTATACAAGTTCAGAAACTCTGGCGAAGATCCGTTAAATGCAAACTCACCATTTGCAACAGTGACATTATAAGTCACAGTGCTTGCAGTGTTTACAATAGGTCTAGCACCTTGGAGTTCTGCAGTAGTCCTCAAACGGAAACTAGAGGTTTCCCTAGCAACAGCACCCGAACTGTTGTAACCATATGGTCCGTAGATCGGGTATCCGTCAAAGGACATACCAATAATTTTACTGTGACCATCTACATGTCTTGAATAATCAATATTACCACCCGCCTCTGTGCCGAAGTGATCTTCGACATAGTAGGTATTCATGTTTTCTTCTTCTTCCTCTTCCTCAGCAGTCGTGTCAAGGATCATATAACCTTCATCACCTGCATAACCAGACATGTATTGATGATAAGGACAATGATAATAAATCTTTTGTGTTTCATCACCATTCATGATGAAGATTGCTTGGAATTGCTGTTCGTAATCTGCTGCCCAAGCGTTTGAAGCACCTGTACTATTGTAATATAATGTTCCATTAGGATCTCTGAGATTACCATCAGGAGTGGTGCTGAATCTCATTGGGTGTCCTTGTGTATGAACACTTGTTGGTTGGTTAGTTGCCCAGTGAGGATTAATTAATGTACCTGCAGGGTTTCTAAACTCACTTTGAACCCAAATGATTAGATAATTCTTTTGTACTTTGATGCCCTCTGGAGCAAAGTAGAAAACACCTGGAGTAAAGTCACCAAACTCATGTGCATCAGGACCAAATTCAATATAAAAAATACCACCAGGGAATGTAATAGGATCAGCACTTACTCTGAACTTAAATCCATTAGAACCCAAGCAAAGATCACCATTTGCAAAAGCATCACCAGTAAGTTGTCTTAAATAAATTCTTGTGATTACACCTAAGTTATTTCTTACAATTTTTGCGATCTCGCCACGTCCAGATCCAGAAATTTCATCTACAATTCTTCCTACTTCAATCTGACCAAGTGTTTCATCGATCTGATCTACAGTGAGCATGATGTTATCAAACTCAGATTTAATACTCCAATAGAATACTTCCTGTAATCCAAATTGGAATACACCATTTGTTAATGCAAATTCGTCAATAGTTTTACTACTGTGATAATAGTAAACATTGTTATCGATGAATGCGTCATAAGCATTATTTCCTTTGACATAATCATACTTAACTACATCAATAGGGAAGTTTATGGGAGCACCACCCGCAACACCCCAGTCAGGAGTATGTAAAAGACCACCGTTTGCTAATATACCAACTGCCTTATTGGGTTGTAATGCTCTAGTTCCTGGATTTGGAACGTCTTTACCACCTCTGTAAACAAAGGTTTGGTCAAATGCTCTATCAGTAATAATATTCGATCCACCAGGTTGTCTCTCATCCAAATAAAGTTGAGATGGTTTCGGAGTATTATCTGATACGATTCTAAGTCTATCAGTTTTTGTAGTGCCATTAAGGACAAACGTTCCCTTAGTTGGAGCGTTTTGAATGACATCTAGTTGACTTGGATATGATTGCCAAATTCTATTAATGTCAAATGAATCTACTACGTTTGGTGTTTCTTGCTCAGGAATGATCTGCAAACGTAACGGATCATATCCTCTTCCTCTATTTAAAACTCTAACGTGTGTGATTCTACCAGAATCAGCATCAATAATTGGATATAATAAAGCTGCCACATCTGGTGTGCCACAACCAGTGATCGTTAAACGTGGAGGATCTGCAGGATCATACCCTGACCCTCCGTTTAAAACTTTTACTGCACGGACACCGAATATCTCATCAAAGATGGGTTCGATGCTTGCACCTGTTCCTGGGACAGTCCTTGTCATTTATTATGATACGACGTAAATGGTTCCTTGCATTGCAGCATGGAGTGTACACTGATAATAAAGAGTTGATGGAGCATCAAATGGAACTGTCCAGTATAAAACTGCAGTTATACTACCACTTTGACCAGTGGTGTATGGTGTTCCAGATAAACCCTGTGTGGATTGAATCCTAAATGGGTGTCCACCACCCTCAACCGTGTTATCAAAAGCATAGGTGAATCCTCTATGCACATAGAGATCTGGGTCACGATTTTCTCCTGCTGGAAGCCCAGGTCCATTAATCAAGAAGTCATTACTTGCGTTTTCTACAGGTGCACCAATTTCATACCAAAGAATAGGACCAGTAGTAGGAGTAGGAACCCAGTCAGTTCCGTTATAGAACAGACTGTCACCTTGAGTCAACCCTGACATGTTAGTATCAGTCAAGGCATTCAGAGTAGTAGTCAGAGTTCCAGAGAAGTTGACCGTTACAGTGTCTCCGACAACTGCAGTAGTAATATTAGTACCACCCGCAATGGTCAGTGTATCTGTTTGACTGTTAGCAGTTGTAGTTCCAGTGTCACCTGCAACAGAAGCAAACGTGTTAATACTACCAATACCCGCAGAATCATTAGCAGGTAACCATTTGCTGCTAGAAGCATTCCACTTTAAAACTTGATCATTACTAGGAGGAGTTGTAGACGTATCAACGTCTGAAAGTAAGTTAATACTTGAATATTCAGTGAGCAACTTCGCTCTAGTATCACCAACACCACCTGCAGTGATATTAATGTTTACATATGGATTATCATCACCGTTAACAGTAAAATAATAACCAGTATATGTTGCTGCAGCAGGAGCACCACCTAATGAAGTATATTCGTTCTTGTAAGAAAGAGTAGTTGGAATATCTACACCACCAGTTGCACCATCGAAAGTAGAAATAACACCGCCCGCAGCAAGAGTAATATCGCCAGTTCCGTTCGTAGCGAGTGGGATATTACCGTTTGATGAAGAAATAATGCTATTTCCATTTACATCCAACGCTGCAGTCAGGTTGGTGTAATCAGATGGCAGAAAGGTACTACCGTTATACCTTAATACTTGTCCTACAGCAGGGTTAGTGGTATTGACAGTAAGTGTCGTACCATTACCTAACGCTGCATATATTTCATTGAAGTTGTCATTGACTTTATCGCCTCCGACTCTCAGGGTGTCACCTGTATTGTCATTTGCCGACGTGCCAAGACCGATGGTTTGCTTAGCCATTACTCGCTACGATTTTTAGTTATTTATGGGGTTTCTGGGTCAACTAACTCTTCACCGTATAGTGAAAGGTCAGGAGCAACATAATCATCAGGAACAACAGTGTCAACGCTGATGCCTGGATTTTGATATCCAGAACCAGTTGCACTGAGTTCAACACCTGCAACACCAACCAAGGCACGAATGTTTCCATCGAAACCAGAGATGG